AGGCATCCTTAATGTTTTCTTTTGTAATTGTGTAACCCATTGCAGGGTTAGCCATTGCCCAAGCCTTTTCATCATTTACATCTGACCCGGCAGGTGCGCTGTACTCGTAGTAACCCATTCGGCTGGATTCAAAGGTCAAGGCCCTACGCCTTTGTTCATTTAAGACATTGCTGTTTAGATCGCCAGCATTCGATGTCCAAAACACTTGAGCATTGGGTCTGGCTCGGGTAATCGGCGTTACAGCTGCCCAAGTTGATTCATCAATTTCTCTAAGTTCATCTACATAAAGCAGGTCAGCAGTTGAGCCACGTGGGCCCTCACTGGTTGCAGCTCTAATCGCGTACTTTCGTAGGCGCTCACATTTACTTGTACAAGATTTAGGGTAGTGGTGGCAGTACACCTCAATTTCCTCTTGGCCGTTAGTCCGGGAAACTCGCTTGATCCGCTTACGCATCCAGTCAAGGCTCTCTGCCATATCTACGGTCTGTTTGAAAGTATCTAATGAAAGTTGGCGTGTCTGTGACATAGCAATAATGCTTTTCTCACCAAAGATAAATAGGCCAGCCAGCATCCTCATACGCATCATGTGAGTCTTGCCATTCTGGCGAGCGACTAACACACCTACTTGAGACCTTGCCCATGTGCCATCAGGATTTACCTTTAAGGCATCATCTAAAACATGTGATTGCCAAGGCAGTAATGGAACACCTAACTCATCAGCCAGTTGGCTTACTAGCGGTCCGGCGCTGGGCAGTTTTAGCTGGGGGCTTTGGATTCTTGGTTTTGACAAGCCGTAGGAAATCTCCGACATAGGCTGTTCCATCATTATCCTCTTGTTTACTGGCAGTACGAGTCTCAACGGTTAAATGCAATTGTTGTAGCACTGTAAGAAACTTACCAGATAGTGCCGTGATGTCTTTAAGATCAGCGCCCATGTCAAATGCCGTATCTAGTGCCGTGGCCATGCGCCGGGCGAGATGTACAGCAGCTGCATCAGTAGGAGCGATCCAATTTGAAGCTGACAAAGCCGATTCCAAGTATAGGTAGATACTCATTGGTTTAACCTCTGGCACTTCTGTTTTCTTTTGGGTCATGACTTAGGCCTTTCGGTTGTTGGTGGGTCAAATCTGGTCATTAGGGGAGAGATTCCTGCAAGGGAGTCTGTGGGTGGCATCGCCTTAGAAAAAACGCCTCTAGGGCTTTGTGAGGGGTTCTGACGCACTGTGTTAAACGCAACAGTCTTGGCCATGTGACAGGGCTTGCATAAAGGTTGCAGGTTATCAATGGTGTTAGTCCCACCTCTGGCTACTTCGATGATGTGGTCTACTTCGGTAGCCCGGTCACCACAGAACATGCAGGTCTTGCCCCACACTTGGAAGCAGGCCTTGCGTAGGTTACGCCACTGTGTGTCTGTGCCTCTGGAGTGTGCCTTACTCATGCAACTAATACATCAATAGGTCCTACACATGACGGGCTGTACTTGATAGCCGCACCTATTGCCTCTCTGATCCGCCATTGTGGATCATCTGTATGGCGTGTTGTATGTAATGAACCCATAGCGAATGGATAGCCTGACCCGGTAGCAATCATGTTGTATTCACCTACTGACCAATCAACAGTGCTTATTTCAAATAGTCTGCCCTGTATTCCTACAAGTAAGTCAGCACCATTGTCCTCATTGTTTATGTCTATTTTGTGTTCATCAGCTGCTCGCTGTAATGCGCCACAAAATGACATACGCATCCATTGTTCAAGGTTGTGTGTGTTCATCTCTGGGTATGTAGCAAAGGTTGTAAGTTGGCCTGTACCTAATGAGCCACTGTACCCAATAAGATACGGTCCTACCTTGCGTATCTTGGGCCTTGCTAATGGACTGATGAAATTATTGTCTGACATAGCGCGATCAGCCCCTAAATAGACTTTGCCACCATGTGTTAGCCCTGCAAGTATTGTCATTAGTTCTGCCTTATGTGTTTTGCCTCTGTGAGATCAATGTAGGCATTCTCTCTGACTATTTTGCCACCATTGATTGTTTCTTGTGTTTCTGTAAAGTCTTTACGAAAGTCACATGTCCATTCGCCTTTATTGTTGGCCAGTTGCTTGGTAATAAGTAGATCATCTGGTATCAAATACAGGAATCCGACAAATGGTACACCCAATGCATGTGCTGTAATACGGCCTGCCTCAATCTTGGCGAATGTGACTAACCATTCCATGTCCCATTTCTGCAGCTGCTCAAGGCTCATGTTCCGGGACTTCTGCTCTACTACGGCCACCACGTTTGTGTCGTTATCACCAATGACTGCATCAACTAAGGCTGGGCCATTCTTTGGCGTGTGTATGTAGGTGTAATCCGGGTAGTGGTGTTGCCATAACTGAACGGCTCTAAGCTCGTGTTCTAATGATTCTTGGCCTTTGGCTGTATTAACGTCAAGCATGATTAGTCCTCTATGCCCTGCATTATGTTGTAAGCAGCCATCATGCCGTTACGGTAATGCACATTGGTTGATGGATGCATGTCAATAATTACGTCCATAAGTTGATCAAGTCTTTCTTTCCAAGTCCTGTCAATCATCCCGGCTATTTGTTTTGCATCATTAAAATCTTGTTGTAATTGAGTATGGTCTTTACTTAACATCTCTACTCCATTCACATACTTGAGTAATTCAGCTTGTCTGACTTGAACCCATTTATCTTGTCTAGATGTCATGTAATTAAGTTTAAGAGTGATTCACACCCAGAACTGGTAGGTGAGCAGGAATGGCTCTTAGCGAGCCATTCACACCCGTCACCGTATAGGTTCGCTTGTAAAGGGACTTATCCACTACGAATAAGCCAACTGCGCCATGTGCCTGTTACCAATTTGTTATGTAATAAGGCAGTTCGGTTTTATTACTAGTAATCAGGCTCGCATTTCTGCATTTTGTATGCTCAATCAGGCATACCAAGACACGCCATCTAACGGCGGTTTAGCAGCTGATAAGGCAGCCAGCAGTTTGAGTCATGCCTAGACATTTATGTCAGTTATGTAGTTATAATGGTGGTACTAGCCAGTAGTCCGGACGAGGGATCAAGAACCACTCCAACTACTGGCTAGTTTTTTTATTCAAATTTGTGGTGAGAGTTTCTGATTATAAGTGTTAACTACTCCACAACACTTAGTCATCCATGTGCGCGTGTCTGTGTATGGGTCTACACCAATGTCAAACGGCGACAATGTTTCATGGCAAACCTCGCAGCTTTCAGCAAAATAATGTGAGGCATCATAAGCCCCGTAAAGTTTTTTTAGTATTGAAATAAACATCTCATCTTTGTTATCCATTATTAGCCCTGTCTCTAATGTCTTGTGTTTCAGTTGCCATGCACCTGTAAGCCTGTGTTAGTAGGTCAGCACAATGCTCACAGTCCATGCTTCTTAGATTCCTTGTAAGCCTTAATAAAGTCATTAAGGTTGTATGGTATTCAAGTTCCCAACGGTCAGTCATTGTAACCACCATTAGCCATGTAGCAATCAATGCAGGCAACTGGCTGATCTTTACATACGTCACAGTCCGGGTGCGGCACATTGACTCTTAGCATGCGGCAATCGGAGTAATGATCGCCCTTGTAAAGTAATTCAGGTGGGCAGTTACATCTCATGCCATGTAATCCAATGCTATGAAAGTGTCACAAGGCCATTGCTCGTCACACACAATGCAGTCATTTATGTGTTCGCAATTCTTGCATTTGCCATCGGTTGTTCCACAGATCAGGCATTCGTTTTTGGCGGTTGGTTTCATGTGTATCGCTCTAGCTTCCTCAATGGCTGCCTGTAATTCCCACAAGTCAGTACATACGCAATGACAATGCTTGCTGTGTTCAGGATGGCTCATGAGCGATCAAACTTTGGATCACATTGTGGCTCACCATCACAGAAGTAGCCAGCGTATGGCTTACCTGTCTTTTTAGAAATACCACTGCGGCGATTCATTGCACCATGGAGGCACATAGGCACTAATGTCTCATCCTCATCAGTGCCTATGCCCTCATCCATGGGTTGTATAGATAGCCATGGATCGGCTTCCATGGTGTCGCTGGGTGGCTCTTGCACCACCTGCCTTGGTTTAGCAGGTCCGGGTGCTTGATTCTGTCGGCTCGTGGCAACTTCCTCTTTACTGCTTATGCCTTTAGATGTGCCAATGTTTAGGCTTGCCACAGCTCTTGACCAGCAGCTTGTTTCAAGGTTTTGCAGCTCTGACCCAAATGTGTATGGAGTCTTGCCAATAATAAACTCTGATGCTGTTCCAATGCCCGGCAATGAATCCTCTGGTGTTCGGTATGCTCTGGCTACTCCCCACATCTTTGTAGGATCGCCATCCATGACACCCATGTACTCAAATTGAATTGTGCCATTAGGGTACTTTTCATAGAACATGGCAACTCTTTCGGCGGCTGTAACGTAGTTAGTTATGTCGAATGCCATTAAATTCTCCAGCCGTCTTTCCACATTGATTCCTCAATGGTTGGCCCATGCATCGCACGAAATTTGGCTCTAAGTCTTAGCCTGTGTTGTGCCTCTATGTAGATGCCTGTAAATACACCTAAGCCAAACAAAACGGCGCAATACATAAAGATGACAATTGTGTTCATAATTAGCTCACCCGATTCGGACGAATGTTTTTATCACCGTAAGAGTGAGCCATTATTGTTAGCCATGCCCATCGTCTTGCTAAATCTATTGATGCGCGTTTAGCAGTTGATGGGTCTGTTTTTCTAGTTAACGATTTTGTCATGCCCTGATTTCCTATTCTTAGTTGTAACCCTTGGCGGTTACATGAATAGTTTTAGCACGAAGTGCAGGACTCGCACAAGCACTTTGAGAAAACAGGCGTGTTGTGACTTGTGTTTATGTGTTCTCTGACCACTAGATGTAGTGCATCGACCTTATTTATCAAGTCTGGCAAGGATTTTCCGCCATTGGCATAAGGCTGAATGGCATAAGTCATGGTGTCTATGTAGGCCTTTATGGGTTTAACTATGCCCCATTTGACCAGCATTCCTACGAGGGTAAGGATCGCAATAAGCGCAGCTGCCAGTTGCCCGGCAGTGATCAGGCTACTCATGAGATTGCCAACTTTATTTCCCTTGTAGTTATTGTGGCTTTGCCATTAGCTTTAAGTTCCAAGGCCACTGGCTGGCCTTTCTTAGATTGGAATAGCCATACATCTTTTACAAAGGTAGTCCCGCCTTTTTTAAGGCTAAATGTCTGGTAGCCAGTTGCATCATTTATGCCTTTGGGATCGCGTACCCATTTGATTGTAAGTTCAGTTGCCCCACCGATTTTAGGTGTCTTGATGTTTAGGTATGTAGCAAACAATGCCCCAGTGCTTGAGTCAGCATTTGGGATGACAGAGTAAAGGCCATCTACCTCTAATGTGGCCCACACTTCAGCTCGTAAAGACTGTGTTGGAATGCGGCTGTTGGCATCTGATTTACGGCTAATGTATTGGCTCATGCTTTGATCCACTTTTCAGGGTTTCTAAACTTGGTTGGATTCCAAGTACGGCTGGCAAGAATTTGGAAGTGTAAGTGTGGACCGGTGGATCGGCCAGTGTTGCCTGATGTGCCTAGTAACTGCCCCTGCCGGACACGTTGGCCAACTGCTACATTTACTCCATTGAGGTGACAATAACCTGCCCAGAGGCCTGCTGTGCCGTCTGGAAAGGCATCATTGTCTACAATGACATGAATGCCAAAGGCCCAGCCCCAGCCCTTTTTGTAGATGTGCTTGCCAGCGTGTACAACCACACCCGGCACTGCAGCTACAACTGGTGTACCAATGGCGGCTCGGTAGTCAATGCCTTTGTGAATGCCACCTGATTTGTACTTAGCCCCATAGGGAAATGAAACAATGCCTGACTTAATCGGTTTCATCTAAGTTTGCCCTGCCGTAATTGTCATACTCTGGGTTTAACCAGTTAATGATGATTGGCAATGCCGACACTAAACCAATGGTTAATGCCGGGTGAATGCCTAATGTGTCTGCGTTTACAAGTAACCAGCCAAGCACACCTGCTCCAAATACCTTAACAAAAGAGGCTATTGGACTATGTGCAAACCATGTTAGGAATGACATTATTCAGATGTCTTTGTTGTTTTTGCAGTAGGTGCTTTAGCTGCAACCCATTCTGGATTTTCTGCCATAAACTCTGCGTATTCTGCGTCAGTCATCTCACGCACTAAGTCATCTATTTGAATATTAGGGTTAGCCATTTAACTCGCTCCGTATCCGTAAACGTAAATTGTTCCGCCTGTTAAAGTTCCAGTGCTTGGTGTAATTGTAAAACCAGTGTAAGAAGTTGAAAGGGTGTGAATTCCATTCGCGCTTCCTGCATTATTGAGGGATGCGATATTGGCGTTGAAACTTGTTGGCTTTGCTAGAAACGGATTCAACACGTCAAAATTTGCGCGCAAAGTTCCAGTCGCGCCACTTCCAATATGTGCCATGCTCGCTGCGCTTGCGGAATTAACGGCAGTTATTGCCCCCGTGCTGTAATTAACAACAATGTATCCGTAAGCATAACTGGCGGTTGATCCTGTGTTAATAATTCCTAAATCGCAAGTCGCACTAGCAACGCCACCGGTAATGATGATTTTGTATGCTTCATAGTCCGCACTGTAGGCATTTGTAACTGAAACTGATGCAACGGCTGAACCAATTGTTTGTTTTTTAATTAGTCTAAGACCCGGGTAAGCCCCACCCAATGCAGTAGTAAGGGTTGCATCAACGGCATCGCCTAATGCTTCAATCGCTGTCGCGCCATCCTTAACATAATCAGTTGAGGTGGGGACGGGCCATGAGTAAGTTGGTGTCACGGTTGCCATTTATAGATCCTGCCATTCTGTCGTACTTGGAGTATACCCTGCCCAAGTTGTTGTAGGTGGTATTTGATACCAGATGATTGAGTTATAAGTTTCAGAGTATGCCGAGCAAGTCAAGGCTAATTCAGCTGTGTATCGGGTTAAGTTCCATGTGTAACCCTCGACAAAGCCATCAAAGGTTGTGCCAAATACTGCTGGCAATTCTGTTGTGCTAACCCGTAGGCCGTTGTAGACGGCGGCTAAAGCATCGCGGGTGGCATCGCTGACCGTTGGCGAGTGCAATGGAATCGTCAGCTGCTCTGGATACATTCGTGGATAGGCGCGTGACTCAACAAAGTCGGCGGCTTGTGCTTCGGCATCCACCAAGTTGTGCAGCTGGGTTGAACGTGTACCAGTTAGTTGGCCATAGAGAATGATTGACTGCTCATCTCTGGCTTCAGCTTCCCCTGCCCGGTAAGTAACAATGGCATCGTTTACAATTTCGCCCCATTGTGCGGCGGTCCGTAGCCCTTGGGCGAGAATGTCATCAGCTGTAAGAGTTAACGGTGTTGCTGATGATCTGGCTAAGTAATCGTCATAATTCAGGTCTCCATTTTGACCTTCCCAAAGCACCCCTCGACCAGAATTAGCAGCTTGAACGGCCAATGTGTAAGCATCCGAATCGCCGTCATTGTATGCCTGTAATTCGTATTGTCCCGGCACATCAACATTGGCAATTAAGTTATCAACTAAAGCAATGCCAACTGCATCGTAAGAATTCCAAGTTGCGTCAGCTGGTAATCCTGCCCAAGTCAATGTAGGCGCGACATCATCCCATTCAGTTAAGAATGCTTCACTAAGTATGTTCAAAATTCTTGTGCCGTCATTTTCCTTGGCGAATCCAGCCGCACCGACTCGGCGGCGATTCAGCTGCGCTAGTGGACCAACGGCTGTGATTGAGTATACGGCGATTGAGCCATCTGACCCATAAGCATCAAGGCTTATATCAATGTCAGAGATTGTCCCATAAAAGATTTCTTGTGTACCTGTTGTGCCTTTGTCAATGGCAATAGATACCGACTGACTTAAAGCCACATCTAATGGATCATTGGCATCAGTCCACAAGCTGATTGATGCGTAGCCCGGTTGCGGTTGATCCATGACATCATTACGGCCCATACGGATTGAAATAGATGAAATTGTGTTATCAGAGTATGTAGTTGTGCCGCCAAAAGTAACCGTTGGATAAGGATCGTAATCGGTCATAAGGTTAGCCCGGCAAGGTTGATAGCACCCGTACGGCGTGATGAATCTTGTAATACTTTCTCAATGCTACGGCGAGCAGACTCACCATCAATGACACCATTCATGATGATTGTTGTTCCACCAGCTGCTCTGGCTTTACCGCCTCCAGCCATGCTGTTGTTAAATAATGGAGTTTGGTCTGTACCTTGTGGGCCAAAACGCTCACCTACACCCATACCCAAATCAAGTAAATCTAAAGCACCAGCGCCTAATTTTTTAAGTCCTCGGTATGCCCCGGCAACAGCATTTATGCCTTTAGCAATGTTATTTAGTGCATTAGCTATTGTTTGCATAGTGTCAGTAGTACCGTTGCCGTCCTCACTAAATGCCTTAAACAAATTAGCAAAACTGTCAGCTAAAATCTTGATTGATCGCCCAAGGCTTCCAGCACTACCATCGCCGACTTCTCCCTTTAATTCTCTGGCTCTTGCACTTAAGCCATCAGGATCATCGCCACTAAATGCTCTTGAGACTTTTAATACTTGATCAAATAATCGTTTAAGGACTGGCAACATTTTTACACCAACATCCTCTTGTAGTTCACCAAAAGTTTCAGACAAGATTGCAAGTTGGCCCTGCAGTGTTTTAGTGTTGGCTCGGGCTGATCCACCAAATAATTTTTGCAGCTCATCAGTTGCTGATTCAAAATCTTTGGTTTTAATGATGTTGGCATCTAATGGCACACCAAGGCGTGTTAGTGCGCCCAAATTGCCGTTGTAAGCCTTAGAAAGGGCAAGGCTAACACTCTCTAAATCCTTGCCAGTGGCTGCACTAATGTCTATTGCAAGGTTATTAAGTTTCTGTGCCTTTGTTACATCGCCTGTGGCTCTTGCCAAATTAGCCAGTGCCGGGCGCAACTTAGTGTCAGCAATGCCAAAGGAAAGTTGCTGTTTTTTAATGTAATCTTCTGTGCTGGCAATTTGGCTGTCAGTTGCCTTTGTGGTGTTGCGTAAGGCTTGTGCAAGTTTTGCTTGTGAAAGTTCATCCTCAACTGCTGCCTTAACACCATCAACACCAAGTTTCAAGGCATACGCGCCAGCAGCTGCGCCAGCCACTGCAAATGATTTAGCCATTGCCTTGGAATACTTGCCAATACTACTGCTAAAGGATTTAGTGCCTTTGTCAGCCTTATCCATGCCAGCAAGAAATTTATTAACATCAGCAAGCAGTGAAAGTTTGAGTGTGCGTGTATCGGCCATTATGAGTACCTTGCCCAACTGTCCATGACTTTGTTACAAGCCGCAAACCATCTCTTTTTAATTTCAGGTTGCATTGCCTTTAAGGTAGGGAAAATCCAATAACCAATGTTACCTCGACCCTCTCGGGCTGTTCGTGCTGGGAATCTGTAACCACCATTAGGAAAAGAATTTAAGTTACCGTAGGCATTGCGATCTCCACCAAATTCATTGCCAAACAATAACTGGCCAGCGTTTGCGCCGCCAGATACTCGACCTTTACTGCCACCGACTCTTACAGTTGGTACACGATCTCGGGATGGTTTCACACTAGCTGCAACAATAGATGCTTGCCTTGGGTAAATTGGATGTGCATAGCCAGCCTGTTGAATACCTTTGGCAGTCCATGAGCTGATTGCATACACTTCATTTTTTAATTCGTACTGGGCCTCTTTGTCCATTACGTTAAGTGCTTTTAGTAATCCGCGATAGTCGGCAAGGTCAGGCCTGACTGTGATGGTAGTTCTACCCTCAGCCATGCCCGTTCCTTTCTCTAATCAGCGTAATTGCTGTGCTTATATCTGCGAGCGACCAATCCATTAGATCATTCATAGGAATACCGGTGGATACTGCGATCCTGACCAGCGCATCCCTTAACTCTCTTTTGGGTTTTCCTCAACCACCTCAAAGCCCTCGAACTCATTAGTGACCCATGCTTGCTGACTAGGCATCTTTGTGTGCCCGGCTGCTTTGCTTGCTTTGTAAAGCATGCAAGTAATCACATCCAACGAGCCTTGGCTCATCTTTTCAGCTGCTTGGGTAACTGTGTATCCAAGATCGCGCTCGATCTCAATCCAAAGCCATGTTGATTCATCGCTCACTATGTAGTTGTTGCCCTGTTTTGTTTTAATGTCGTATTGCATAATGGTTGCCCTGTTCTGCTAGTTAGGCTCTTGCGACTGTTCCATCCTCAACAACAAAGCTGAGGCTGGTTGTCAATACGTCTGTAGCCGCGCCACCGACGGTTGGAAATACTGGGAATACGTTGCCAGTAAATGTGTCACCGTTTACATCAAAGCTGAATGGCAATGAAGTATCTGGCGCAGTGTTGGCTGCATCCCAAAGTGCTGAAATAATGCCTGCACTCGAAGTATCGTCAAGGAATAGTTCCACGTTAAGTGTTGCTGTCTTGTCTACGGTCTTGTAAGCGCGACCCGATAGCACTTCAAGTACCTGCTGGTTGTTTTCGCGCTCTAGTGTAACTGTTGATGCTTGGTCAGCGTATGACACAGAGTTGATGCTCAAAGTCAGATTCCGACCAGTTATGTATGTTGCTGGCATGACTTGCC